TTGAAATGGCTTCGACAATGCAGATGTTAGGAGGTAGCGTAGGTGCACTTGCAGATCCATTTCAATTAATGAACATGGCTCAAAGTGATATGGGAGCATTACAAGATCAGATATTAAAGTCATCTGCGTCCATGGTTGATTTTAATAGTAAAACAGGAGAATTTAAAATATCTCCTGAGATGAGAAGAAACATGACCCAATTTGCTCAATCTATGGGTCTTTCTTATGAAGAAGTGGCAAAAAGTGCTGTAAAATTTAGAAAGGAACAAGAGGTAATGTCACGAATACCATTAACTGCCGGGTTTAGTGAAGAAGACAAATCAATAATAACGTCAATGGCTGAAATTGGACCTGGAGGTCAAGTACAAATTAAGGATCCAAAAACAGACCAAATGGTTGACGTGTCAAAATTAACAAGTCAACAAATCGCGGATTTAAAGGCTTATCAAGTTGAGGCTAATAAACAACCTATAGATATTGCAAAAGAACAGTTAACTGTACAAGATAAGATGGCAAAAACTTTAGAAGAAATTAAAAATGCTGGAATTTTTGGTACAAAGTTAGAAACTGGAATGAAAATACCATCAACCATTGATGATAAATTAATAGATAAAGCACAAAGTTTTTCAAACACGTTACAAACTAATTTTGAAGCTTATAAAATTGGTGAGGCGGTTGTTGCTTCATATACTAATACTTTAACTAAACTTTCTAGTTCAATCACATATATTGAATCTCAAATAGCTAATATGATGCTTGATATGAAAACTAGGATGAGTAATACTGCTGAATCTGGATTAGATACCGATAATGATGGAATACCTGATTATACAGACCCTGATGATGATAATGACCCATCAACACCAAACGATTTCTTTTTACCTTCTGATTCAAGAACTATGATTACTGCGGATTTTGGAGGAATGATTAAAAAAATTGTACCAAATAATAACGACACATTATTAGGAATGCCAAAAGAATCAATGGAATCATTATTTAAATATGCTAACTTTGGAGGAGAAGTTAGTACAATGGTACCAAAAGAAAAAAACTTTGAAAAAAACGTTCAAACCTTATCTCAATACGTAGAACAAAAAATTGTTACAGAAAACACATCTAATGTAAAATTAGGTGTAGAACCAATTAGTGTTTCAGTTAAATTAGAAGGTACTGGTCTTAATAAAGATGAGATTAGTAAACTAGTTGATACAAATGAAATTAATAATGCTGTAATTGAAAGATTACGAGGAATATTTGATGAAACAAAACTAATAAATTCAATCCCACAATTAAAAGTTTAATAGTTCAAAAAACAAAAAAATATCTATTTATAATAAAAAACAATAGATGGAAAGTCCTTTATCATTTGACTCTACTGAAAACTTTAGAAAAAAACTATTAGTACGAAATTTAAAACCATATAACGTACCTGGCGGTTTTTCATCTAATGAGATAGGTTCTATAAGAGAATTTAATATTGTTGATTATTCAGTAATTGATAGTGAAAGTATTGAAAAAATTGGTGATAGACAAGAAAAAATTTTATATACAAATAACAAATACGGACCAACATCCTTTAATAGTTCATATGGTGATACAGTTAATATTAATTTAAATTTAGGTACCGAAACAAATTCTGGAACTTATTCTATAAGTAACACTATTAATTCAAAACTGTACCGAGTTGGAAACACCCAAGAAAATTTACTTTATGTACAAAATATTTATGGACCAACTGAATTTAACACTTCATATGGTGAAACCGTAGATATAAATAGGAATTTTCAAACATTAACTAATCAAGGAGTTTATACTTATTCGAAAGCACTTGTTTCTAAACTATGGGAAATTGGTGATCAAAAAGAAGGTGAGTTAATTGTAAAAAATGTTTATAAACCAATAGGACAAAGTAACTTTGGAACAACAAGATGGTCAATAAACGATGATCAAACAATAACTACCGTTGGTAGTGGACTTTATAATGTTACTGATACTGTTGGGTCTTTTTTAGAAACAATTGGTAATAGTAGGGAAATATTTTTAAGAACAAAAAATATTTATACTCCACAATCAGGAAACGATTACGGGACACCTAAATACTCAATTAATAATGATTTAGGAAGAACTACAAATTTAGGACCTTACGATCTTTCGGACACAATAGGTTCGCAACTAGAATTAATAGGAGGTAATAAAAGAGACTTTTTGTTTCCTTCAAATCAATATGGACCTATTGCGGGTCAAAGTGAAACGGTGGTTAACCCTAGTTTAAATTTACAAGTAAATTCTAATGAAGGAAATTACGATTCAAGTGATGCGATTGGAAGTAATTTAGAAATAAACGGCATTAACCAATACGGACTATTAAGACCAATTAATCAATATGGTCCTATTACTTTGGGTAATGCTAGTTCATATAATGTTTTATTACCTAATAGTCCAAATGAAGGTGAGTATGATATATCCGATACTATTGGAGACGAATTAGAGTTAAATGGTTTATCACAAAGAAATTTATTATTCCCAACCAATCAATATGGTCCTGAGAATGGACAAAGTACAAACACAGTAAATCCTAATCAAAATCTACAGACAAATTCAAATGAAGGTAATTATGATCCAAGCGACGCAATTGGTAGTAATTTAGAAGTTATTGGTTTACAAGAATATGGAGCACTACAACCAATTAACCAATATGGTCCTGAAATCATTGAAAATGCTGGTACATATAACGTACTACTACCAACAAAACCAAATGAAGGTACATATGATACATCAGATAGTATAGGTAGTGAATTAGAAATAATTGGAAATGCCGAAGCAAATGATGCGTATGTAATTAACAAATATGTTACAGGTGACGGAAATTATGATACTGTTACTGTGGATGATATAATTTTACAAACAACAAGTCAAAAATATTATAACTCAAAAGGATCATTTGTTTTTTTACCGTCTGAATACTCACCTGTTAGTTTATTACTTAGTAGTAACCCTAATGGGTCTAATGGTTCATTATCTCAAGATTCTGATTTAGCAAGACTGGCAGCAAAACAATTACAAAAAGAATTTAAATATAGAGTCGCCGCTCAACTTTTATCAGAAACATTGGGTAGAGTAAATGCTTTGGAATCTTCAATAGACCCCGACAGTGGTGAAATTTCAGTTAAACCTAAATTAGATCCATTTAACGGAATTGGTATTTTAACAGGTAACGTTCCTTTATTACAAAGAAATTATAAAGTAACTTCTGCCGATTCAATACTTGGTAAGGCGGTTGGGTTTGTTGGTAAATTAGGAGGTATATATTCACCTTATTCAATAATCCCTGACGATTACTTTGATTACCCAAAACCTAGGTTACTAAATAGGTTAATAGAAAACCCAATAGCTGTTGCTACCCAATCTGTTATGGGGGCGGTAAGAAAAATAACATCAAAAAATATTAAAAGTGGCTCTGAATTATTTTTAGCATACACTTCACCAGCAACAAGAGATTTAATATGGGGTCAACTATTTTATAACGAATATAGACCTGATTATAGAGGAAATTCTTTAAGAAACCCTAATTTATTTTCACCTAAACCAAATTTTTATATAGGTTCAAGAAAAACAACAATTTCTGAAATTGTTGCACCAATAAATACATTACCTGAATATAAAGATGGTGAACCACAAGTTGTACCAACATATGGACCTGTTGAGGTGGCTAGAGAGTTCGATGGAAATAAATTAAGTGATTTATATGTTGGGTCTAATTCACGTGCCTTTTATGACGGAATATCACCAATATCAAGTGACTTTAGTTGGGCAACTAAAAAGAACTTTTATAAACCTGGAAAAAAAATGGGACCAGGTGGAAAACAAAATTTTGGAAGATCAACAGTATATGACACATCATTAAAAAGAGAATTTGAAGATTCTCAGTCATTTAATTATGATTTACGCGAAGGGTCAATATTAGATATAACACAAAAAATTGTTGATGCAGGTTCTAAAGATGGTGTAAAACCTTTAAGACATATTGGTAATGCAATTAATCAAGTGGCAAAAGTATTTAATGACGGTTATGTTGAAATGACAAAAGGTTCAAGAGTTATAAAGTATAAAACAAAAAATTCAGTTGAATCCACAAATAAAGAGTTTGAAGGTTTAGAATACTGTAGAGTTTTTACAAAAGACAACCCATATTTTACCTACGCACAATTACAAAAAAAAGACGGGAACATTAGAAAATCAAATTATTCAATATTTGACAATACGTATAATTTGAATATTGCTCCAATGAATGATAAAAATGGACAATCATCAAATATAGTTAATGGTAAAGTTAAAAAATATATGTTTTCATTAGAAAACTTAGCGTGGAGAACATCAAATAAACCTGGATTTACATATGAGGATTTACCTGCATGTGAAAAAGGACCAAACGGAGGAAGAATAATGTGGTTTCCACCTTATGATTTAACATTTAGTGATTCTTCTAAACCAGATTATACCGATAATAGCTTTATCGGAAGACCCGAACCTATTTATACTTATAAGAATACTGCTAGGTCAGGAACATTAACTTGGTCTATTATTGTTGACCACCCATCTATTAGTAATTTATTAATAAATGAAGAATTAAAAAAAGTTACACCTGAGTCAGAAGTTACAAAAATAATGGCATCTTTCTTTGCTGGATGTTTGAAATATGATTTATATGAGCTAGCAAAAAAATATGTACAATTTACTCCTAGAGATATCCAAGAAGCGATAAATTTTGCAAAATCTAAAGAAGATGTTGATAAGGTAGTTAAAGAAACAAACCCAAGTGAAACCGAAAGAACTGAAGTAATCGAATCGACACCATCAAAAGATTTAGAAAAAGAATATAAAGAAGTGTATTTATTTTTTGATAATGATTTACCTGATGACGGAGGAAAAGGTTTAGAGTCTGATAAAGATTATGACTTTTGGTATAATGAATATATGAGTAATAAGGGGAAGTATACCGGAAATAACACAGATATTATTGATGAAATAAAAAGGTACCCAAAAAAAACGTCTGTAACACCAAGTACATTACCAAATAATACTACTGACTTTAGTTTAAAAGATTATATTGATGCAAGAAAATCAGCAATATCTTCATTTTTTACTGGAACAATAGAACCAGCAAAAAGTAAGTTAGATGATTTTATATCACAAATTGCACAAGTATTAGATGCTGGGGGTAAGGTTTCATTTTCATTATTAGGCACTGCTAGTTCAGTTAATAGCGCATCATATAATCAAAAATTGTCAAGTAGAAGGATTAGTTCAATAAGAAAGAAAATTTTAGCATATGAATATAATGGTAAAAAATTAGAAACATATGTATCAAGTAAAAAATTAAATATAAAAGAAGACCCCAAAGGTGATTCGTTATCTAGTGTTACTAATGAATCATTAAAAGATATTGACTGTTCATCAGAATTTAGAGCAAATGTTGGAGGAACTGTCGTCGGTTCAAATAGTAAAGAAGGTATTTATTCTGTTCAAGCGATGGCTTGTAGAAGAACAAGAATTTATGAATTAAAAATTGATCCAGCACCACCACCTAAAAAAGAAGAACCTGTAAGTGATGGTACACCACCACAAACAAATGCTGCGGATAACAACAATCCAAATAACACCACACCACAAAATCAGAATGGTAGTCCTGTTGATTTAAATTCACCTATAGCCCAAGGTCTAACTAAAAAATTAATAAGAAATCTTTTAAGTGAGTGCGATTATTTTCAAATGATAAATGAAAAACAACCAATGGTTTATGATGGGATTAAAAGTAAATTTAAAAACTTTCATCCGGCATTCCACTCTATTACACCTGAAGGGTTAAATTCTAGATTAACATTTCTACAACAATGTGTAAGACCCGGAGATACCATACCAACAGTTACACAAAACAGTGCTGGCGCATTATCATTAAATTACCAAGACGCATTTAACAGTGCGTTTGGGGCTCCACCTGTACTTGTTTTAAGAATAGGTGACTTTTTTCATACTAAAATTATTCCTGATAATTTAGACATAAAGTTTGAAGATAAGGGAATGTTTGATATAAACCCTGAAGGTATTGGTGTACAACCAATGATAGCTACGGTAACTTTGAATTTTAAATTCATAGGTGGTAGTGGATTGGCTGGACCTGTTTCACAACTTCAAAATGCTTTATCATTTAATTATTATGCAAACACTGAAATGTATGATGAAAGAGCCGAAGAAACTGATGATTTTACAAAAAAATATGATGCTGAATTTTATGATGCTGCTAAGTTAAATACTAAAGTTGAACCACAAAACAAAATAGAATCAGAACCGGCAAACCCTATTGGTAATAGATTAACTTTCAAAGCTGATGCAAGTGGGTTAACTTCAGGTACCATATCATATGAAAAAAATATGAAAGACTTAATAAACGCCGCTTCAGAATATGCAAAAAATCTTTATGACTCTTTAAAATTAGTTGGTGATGAATATAGTCTAGGTGGATTATATATACTTAATACTGATAGAAAATATCAAGAAGGGTATTTTAATAGTTTAAATCAACCAAACACTAATTTGGTAAAAATATATGGTAAATCAGAAAAATTCCAAGATAAAATTGATTTACTTTTTTCTAAAACAAAAGATGACGTTGAAGACGAAATAATACCTATTCTTGCCGGTATGAATCTTCCTATTAGAAATTTTAAAAATGGGGACAAAAGAAAAATTAAAAGAAAATTAAAAAGGATGGTCGATAAAAGAAAAAACGACTATGTTGAAAATTTAAGTACTAATAATCAAAAAATAGTCGATAAAGAGTTGTTACTTATATCTTTAATCGATCAGATGAATTTTATATCAAACGCAACTGATGGTTTTAAAAATACAAGAGGTAACCCTATAATATATTCTTTATCAGGAACTAGCGCTGTCGATGCATCAAATACCTCATACCCAAATACCTTAGATGAATTAAGAGGTGATTTATTAATAGTCGGTAACAATTTGAACGCGTTAATAACAAACTTAGAGACAGAGAAAATTATTCAAACGGATCCAAAAGAAAAATGGCAAGATAATTTTGATTTTAACTTATACATTGGAAATAATCAAAATGCCCAAGACAATAGAATGAATATGGTTTTTGGTAAAGACATATTTGAGGATATAGCAAAATTTATTGATGAAATATTAGAGGCAGTTGATGACGATGTAAAAACTGATTGGAGAAGATTTTTAGAAGAAAATCTAGGATATAGTAATGGTTTAGAGCAGACAGGAGGAATTTATAACCAATATAAAAACCAAAAAGAAAACATATTAAAAAATAGATTTAATGATTTATTTAATAAATTTTTTAATCAAACATTTACGTTATATAAACCATTTAATTTAGATAAAAAAAGAGTTATGGACTTCACAACTGAAGCACCAACTAATCCAAATAACGCAGATAACCTTAACGATTTAGGTAAAAATTCAACAGGGGATAAATACAATTTGAAAAAGAAATTTAAATAATAATGCAGTATTATAATAGATATCAAAAATTTTTAATTGATGGTAGACAAACTGTTGTACCATTTGTAAGTATAGGAACAAGAACAACTGATCAGTCATATGTTTATGTTAAAAATAGATCTAGACTTGATATAATCAGTTTTGAAAAATATGGATCCCCGTATTTTGGTTGGTTAATATTAGCAGCAAACCCACTATATGGTGGATTAGAAACTGAAATACCTGATGGATCAATAATAATTATACCTTTTCCATTACTTACAGCACTTAAAGACTACAAATCTGCTATAGATACACATATTTTTTATTATGGCCGTTAATGATCCAAACAAACTTAGACAAATTTATAATTTAGAAAATCAAATACTCGTTGAGGCTGATTATGATAATATTATTATAATTGATCCTAACAAAGTTGTGGATGCAAATGGAAAAACTAGAGATAGATTTGTACAACAAGAAAATTTAGTAATGTATGCAAACTTGGAAACAAAAATAATTCCAAGAACTAAATTAGCCATAGGTGAAAGTTTTGACACTTCAGTTAATAATACCACAATTGCTTCTTTAGGTAGTGGTGATGATAGTTTGAATATAAACTTTTTAAAACCAAAAGGAAAAAAAGCTTTTGACACTAGTTGGTCAGATGAATTTACAGGTAAAGGTTCTAGACAAGGTAAAGGTATAAATCAAAATAAAGAAACAAAAATAACTCAAAATAATAATACTGTATTTGAAAGAAGAGTTGTAAACTTCGAAGACACACAAAACTTAGGAATCACATCTATAAATGTAGATATTAGTTCTGTTGGTGTACCTAAAGTAAGTATGGTACTAATAGACGTTAGAGGAAGGGCCTTATTTGAACAAGGAGAAAATTCATTATATTCAGTATTTTTTAATTTACCTTACCCAACCTTTTATTTAGTTCTTAAAGGTTATTATGGTAAAGCCATTAGATATCAATTAACTCTTTTAACATTTAATGCTAAGTTTGATCCTGATTCTGGAAATTTTGAAATAAGGTTAGAATTTATAGGAAGAAACAGCGCAATCCTTTCGGATAGTTTAGTTTCATTTGCAAGACACTCACCTAAAATGTTTAGAACTCAAGTTACAACAACTAAAAGTACTTCTAATTCGGGTGGGGCTAAAACTAGTAATCAAAACGTACAAACAACTAGTGATACCATAGGACTTCAAAAATTACGTGAAGTATATAAAATATATGAAGATAAGGGACTTATTAAAAATGTCCCTTATATAACAATCGAGGACTTTATTGCAAGGGCAAATAACTATGACAAAAATGTCCAAAATTTAATAAAAAGTGGTAAATTTAATGTTATAAATGATGTTGTAGAATATCAAAACACACTAAACGATTTAAAACAAAGAGTATATTTAAACCCAATTCAGGATTTTTTAGATTCTAGTGAAAGAATATATATTGACGGTAAAATATACTACCCATACAAAGAAAGTTTGAGTCTTAATCAAAGAAATGAGAAAAAGGTAAAATTAGAAGCTGATGAGTTTAACGTTTTAGTAAAAAGACTAAATGATAACCCAAGTTTTGGAAAGGGTAAAAAATACAAACTACCTGGTAGTAATACTGAATTACCAGGAGAAATAACAAATAATTTATCATTTAAAGACATAGTAACAACAAGTGTAGACTTTAATTCAATATCAAACGCAAACTTTGAAAAAACATATGAAATAAATTATGGATCAACACCAACAACAGATCAATTAAATAAGTTTATTACAGAATTTAAAACACTAAATGCCACTAGATCACAAATAATTGATAATTCAGGAAACGTTGTACAGTCTAACCCTGAAGTTTATTTTTTTGGAGATAAAGTTACTAACACATCAGATTATTATAAAAATAGTTTTTTAAATAAACTTGATGTAATGAGTAAAAATTTAGATGCTAAAAGAGTAGATATTGAAAAAGCGTTTACAGATGAATTAAGTAATATTTTAGTAAACTCAAATGCAGGTTTAGGTTTTACACCAACTATTAGAAATGTTTTTGCCGTTTTATTTGCCGGTTTAGATGGTTTTTATCGTATGATGGAAGATGTACATACGTCCGCTTGGAACCAAAGACAAAATCCCGTAAGACTTGATGCTATATTACCTCCAGGAAAAAATGTTGGTGTTGATGCAATTGACATTGTTAACGGCACCGCCCAATTAAATAAAAATAATATTGTTTATCCATGGCCACAATATTTCGAATTAGAAAGACAAAGTGATGGTAGTGAACAATATACTATAAAATATCCTGGAGATGCGTTCTCAGTTGCGCAAACAAAAGGGTACAGCCAAAGTATTTGGCCTGAAATTGCATTTACAGAAGAATTTATTAATGCGTCGCTACAAAAAACAGCACCACAAGTATCACAACCAACCGGAAACCAAACACAAAACACTAATTATCTTTCAGTTTCGGCAATTGAATTTCCTTTTGATACTTTACCGTATCAGAATATTTCAGACGTAAGTTTTTTATACGAAATATTTGAAAGATCATATTTAGGAACACATTATTCAAAACTAAATAGGGGGGATTTTCAGAGTAAACAAATAGATAAGATATTATCAGATATTGATGCTGAAAATATTATACAATCATTAACAATAAATAATAGTCCTAGTCTAACTAGTTTGTTAAAAAATATTACAGCAACTACTATTTCATATTTAAATAAGTTAAAAACAATTTCATCAAACGGTACAGGACCTAGTTGGGTTAATTATTCTAATTCAGTTTATAATTTACCATATATAAAAAATTATATAGATAGTGGTTATAATAAAGTATACAGTATAGATTCATTAAACAATACATCAATTTCAGTTGCCGGAAACATTCCTTTGGTTGATAAATTGAAAGAATATGTAAATGGTACACCATCCTCACCTGAGTTTTTTACAGATACATACCCATTTACAGACACTAATTGGTTAAAGTCGAATTTACAAGACGGACAATCTTTAACAAGTGTTGATGATTTTTATAATACTAAAACTTTTTTATATTTAGATGATAAAAAAACATTAGCAAGACTTAATGAGAATGAAAACATACAAAACATAAATTTACTAATTGATAAATTTGGTTTTGGAAATTATGTGGAATCTAATTATTTACTAGATCAACAAGCGACAGTTACTGTAGATAGTAGAAACACACTAAAAGCTTATTATCAAAACAAAAAAAATGAGTATTTGTATTTTACTGAATCTTTTGTTGATTACGGAACAAATTATTCGGGTAATGTTGGTACTAATATTCAAACAACTTCATTATTAAACACACCATATTTTATAAATGCATTACAAAAAGGGGTTGAAAAATCTAAAAACCCTAATGAAAAAACACCATATGTTGCTTTAGGTTATTTGTATTTAAATTCATTACCTTTAATAACAACAAGAGAGAAGGTAAAAGAAACCACAAGTATTAGTTCAGTACCAAACGATCTAGACTATTTATCGGCTACTTTAAATAAATTTTCAGCAATTCATAGATTACCATATGCTTGGGTACTTAAATATGGTTCTATTTGGCATAGATATAAAAAATATGTAGAAAACGACGCAAAAATAGACATATTAGATGAAGTTTGGAAAGACTTTGATTATTTAACAAACTATGACCCTATTAGTTCTGCAACTACAACACAGTATTCAGGAACATGGGTAGGTAATATTATACTACAACAAACAACACCAGTACCTAACACAACTACAACGGCAGATACAATAACAACAGGATTTTATCCTAAAGTAATTAATGATGTATATAGATTTTTCTACAATACAGATTTAAGTATTTTACAAACACCAAACTATAATAACTTTGTAAACATCTCTAATGACTATGGTTTTAATGTTGTAACACCATATAATAAGTTTTTTAATACTAACTTTGATTCACAACAATCAGGTAGAACTTTAACAATGAGAAGTTATTATCAGTATTTTACAAAACCTAATAAGGACGACACTAAAGTTTTAATAATACCAAGTCAGGGGCCTATAAAATTTAATCAAGCTGAATTTGAATGTTTTGACCAAACAGATAAATTAAAACAAGAAGTTTTTAATAATAAAAAAGTTTATAACGGTTCTGTTAGGGCATTATGGTCAGCACCTAATTTTGGTTATTTCGATAATAGTTTATTAAAAAAACCTAATTATAATGAATACCTTAAAACAATTGATACAACACCTAATAAAAAACAAAATGCATTTAATTTAAAAAACACACAATCAACATACTCTTCTATTGAGGAAATATTTTCAGTATTTGAACCTGAAGTATTAGATGAATTTGAAAAATTATTTTTATCTTTCTGTAATCCTAATCCGGTGGCATCTGATTTAATTTTATTAAATGAGCAAACAAACGCAACGACAACGACAATAGGACAAGTAAATAACGTAAAACAAAAAAGATTATTCAATCAAATTGAATCACTATTTTTAATTGAAAAAAATTCAATAAATTTTGTTGGTGATAACGGAATAGGTGACGGAGAAAGTATTTCTAAAGCACAAATGAATACATTCGCCGCAAGTGTAATTGAGTTTTTAAATTTTGATTGTGTTTTGAAAATGGGTAATCCCTCTAACTTTGATAGACCGTTATTCAATTATTTTACAAACAATAATCAATTTAAACCCGTGGCTAATATACCACCAAGCGCTTACATACAAGGGACATTACCAGGGGATTCGACAAACACATCATTAGCTTTAAGTGTTGCCGCTAATAAAACTGAATGGGGAACATTAAAAAAATATGTTGGAGAATTTATCGACCCAAATATTAAATATACAAACACAGGATCACCAATAACTGACTTTTTTATACAAAACAATGTTGGGTTTACTGTTAGTAATATTGAAACATTATACCCACTTATAAGAATATATACTAAAGAAAAATTAAAAGACCCAACCTTCAATAAAATAAAGTTCACACAAAAATTAAATAACTTTATGATTGAACAAAGGGACTTTAATTATAAAGTCTTAGAGGGAACATTAAAATACTTAAATAAAAATCTAGACGACACAAAAATACAATCAAATTCAGTTAATAGTCAATTAACCGGTAACGTTACAAAACTTGAATATTACACAACGTTAAAAACTATGAATGATAAGTGGATTGCTGGTACAGACTTTTTGAATAAAACAATATTTGAGGATTTTTTATTTTTAGATAGAGCTAACAGAGATATTGGTGATGAGTTCACTATTGACGTTAGAGAAATGGAACAATTATTAAGTAACCCTAATAAAAACTTTTTGGATTTAATTAGTGGTATACTTTCCCAAAATAACTTTTTGTTTTTTGCAATGCCGGCGTATTTTAATTTTTATGGTATGCAAGAAGCAATAAAATTAGGTAAACCAATACCTGTTGACATACCTAATTCACTTTTTGGTACATATTTAGATGTTGATTATATTGATTCAAGACCAAAGTTTGTTTGTGTTTATGTTGGTAAACCTTCAGAACATCCGGCATCTGAAGCAACATATGTAAGATTTAAAGACGATGCGTTTGACCTTAGAAAATATGATAACCCAGTTAGAACTGCATACGGTGCTAATACTAATTTTTCTAAAAATAATAAAGTTGTTGGATTCGCGGTCGACTTCGGGATACAAAACCAAAGCATATTTAAAGGTATTGATTTGGATATGTCAGAGAAAAAAAATACTGCGGAATCTAATAGATTGGTTTCACAATTAGGTCAATCAGCATCAGGAGATAAAGTTGCTCAGCAAACGGTTTCACTATATAGTATATATAAGGCAAGGTCATATACTAGCGACGTGAAATGTATGGGTAATGCCATGATACAACCGACTATGTATTTCAATTTAAGACATGTACCTTTATTTTATGGACCATACTGGATAATGTCGGTAAGACATATTATTAGTCCAGGTAAATTTGACACTTCATTTAAAGGAGTACGTATGCCAATCTATGCTTTACCAAAACCAAACTCAATGTTAGAAGCGGTAAATAAATCTTATGTTGAATCATATAAGGAACAAATTTTAAGATCTAAAAGTATTTCAGAAGAGACAAAAAAAATAAATGAAAATGAAAAAATAAATACAACAAATGTCGGTAGTTTACAAGGTGAAGAATCTTTATGTGATAAAATTGTACCTACCGAATATAAAACTTTTGAATTTACAGATATTAGTACAACAAGTATATCTGAAAGTGAGTTAAAAACTAAGATTATTTCATTACAATCGTTTATACCTAAAAATACATTAAATCCTCTTTATTATGGTTTAGTAAAAACTAAATTAAATAATTCACAAAATGGAGTAGTTTGGTCTGTTCCTAACCATAATCTTTATGAAACAAATGGGATTATAATTTATAGTACTGACCAAATTACTAAATTAACAAATCTAGGTAGTAAATTAGTTTGTATCACAACAGCACAAGAAGACCAAAACATACCAACACCTTATTTTTCTTTTAATAACTTTGAGGAAAGTATTTTATTTTATAATGATTTAGTAAAGGCATACGAACCTATTATTGAATCTATAAAAAATACAAGTACAGAAACAGAAATAAGTAAAAAGTACGCACAAGCATATACCATATTTACTTTGTTTTGGGATCAAGGAAGATATTACTCACCAACATCAAGACCTGGGTATTATAACAACTTACCAACATCTAAAGTAGACTTTTTAGATAGGTACACAACAAAAGTAAAACCATCTAATCCGGTAATATATAAAGCATATAACGATTATATGAAAATATATGAAGACGCGTATAAAACTTTTTTCCCATAACTAGATATTTATAAATAAAAAATATGAGTAATATGAAACAATTATTAGATAACTATTTAAAAAAAGACACAAGAGTGTCAGAAAAACAAATAGACAGTAATCACAAACAGGTTTGTGATTTAGATACAAATGAATGTTATACTATTAGACTTAAAGATGGTTTAATAGAAAGAGTTGATAATACGATAAATAAAAATAGAACGTTAAGAGTTGAGACACCGGCAGGAGTTAAAACATTATTGAATGGTTAAAAAAAATACTAACATGAATTTAGATAAAAAAATTATTGAAGAATTAAAAAGATTTAATGACATCAATAAGTACATTTTAAATGAACAAGACCCATTGGCTGGTGGAGCACCGGCAGATGTACCACCCCCACCACCAGCAGAAGGAGGAGCACCCGCAGAAGGAGCAGCAGTACCCCCACCACCCGCAGAAGGAGGTGCACCAGCAGAAGGAGGTGCAACTGAAGTTCCTGAACCTGTTGATGTTGCATCAGATCCTGATGTTGAAGAAGTTGGTGCAGAAAAACCTGAAGAAGGATCGGAAGATGAAGGTACTGAAGAAATTGATATCACAGACTTGGTCACAACACAACAAGAAATTGCAGATAAACAGGATGAATTGATGAATAGTTTATTTTCAAGACTTGATGACTTACAAAGTAAATTATCACATATGGATCAAATAATGGATAAAATCAATTCATTAGAAACTAAGTTTGATAGGTATAGAGATAAGACACCTGAAGAAAAATTAGAATTAAGATCTTTGGATTCTTACCCATACAACCAAAAATTAACAGATTTTTTTGACGACAAAAAAATTGAAATGGAAAAAACAGGTAAAAATGAATACATTTTAACATCCGATGAGGTAGAAAATTTTTCACCAAACGAAATTAAAAAAACATTTAATATTTACGACGACGAAGAAGGACAAATGTAAAAATATAAGGGACTCATAAGGTCCCTTTTTTATTTGACATTTTAACAATTTCACTTATTATTGACATAGATAAAAGAGTTAAAATTTAAAAACAAAAATCTATGGCAAATTCAATTGACGCAGTACTTGCACAGTACGAAAAGAACTCAACACCAAGCAGTTCACAGAGATCAAACATCTCACAAGAAGACAGAATGAAAAAGTATTTTTCAGCTATTCTTCAAAAAAATGAAAAATCTGCACAAAAAAGAATTAGAGTACTACCAACAAAAGATGGTTCATCACCATTTGTTGAAGTTTGGTATCACGAGATTCAAGTTAACGGGCAGTGGGTTAAGTTGTACGACCCCGATAAAAACGACAACGAAAGATCGCCATTAACTGAAGTTTATAATGAACTTATTTCTACAGGAAAAAAAGAAGATAAAGAACTTGCATCACAATACAGAGCACGTTTGTTTTACATCGTAAAAGTAATTGATAGAGATAATGAACAAGACGGAGTTAAGTTTTGGAGATTTAAACACAACTACAAACAAGAAGGGGTATTAGATAAAATCCTTCCTATTTGGAAAGCTAAAGGTGATGTTACTGATTCAGAAAAAGGTAGAGATCTTATTATTGAATTAACAAAGGCAAAAACCCCACAAGGAAAAGAGTATACCGTTGTTCAAACAATTATGTATGATGATCCGGCACCGTTACATACAGATAAAGAAATTATGGAAGGTTGGTTACAAGACGAGTTAACTTGGAAAGACGTTTATTCTAAAAAACCTGTTGAGTATTTAGAGGCTGTAGCTGTTGGAGAAACACCAATTTGGAATTCTGAACTTAAAAAATATGTTTATGGTGAAGAGGCTGAAATTTCATTAGGTGGAACACAAAAAGAAGAAACACCAATTGTAGACCCACAAGCAAATGATGAACCATCTGAAGAATTACCTTTCTAAAATAATATAATATGAATAAGATATCACAAAAAATGTATGAAGCCCTGACCTTGAAATATAGGTCAGAAATGGCTGAAGCAGAAGCAACACTTTTAGTGTATTTCAATAACTCTGTTGGTATTGGTGAACACCCACAACACTTGGAAGAAATGGATAAGTTTGTTGAAAAAATGACAAACGCCAAAGACAAGTTAGAAACTTTGGAAACAGTATTTAAATACAATACTAAAAAAGAAGATAAGTTTGAAATCACAGAAGATATGTTAAAAATTTTAAACGAAGAAAACAACGAGGAAAATGGCAATTAAAAAGAATGACTTTAGTTCACTAAAGAAAAAGTTTTCTACATCTGCAAAATATAAACCACAAAGGTTTTTTGATTTGGGCGAACCTTTCTTAGATGCTGTGGGACTACCAGGTCCTGCGATGGGTCACATAAATATGTTTTTAGGTCATAGTGATACAGGTAAAACAACCGCCTTAGTTAAAACGGCGGTTGATGCCCAAAAGAAAGGAATACTTCCTGTATTCATTATTACAGAACAAAAATGGTCTTTTGAACACGCAAAACTAATGGGGTTTGAATGTGAAGAAGTAGTTGATACAGAAACAGGTGAGTTAGAGTGGGATGGTTTTTATATCTTTAATAATAACTTTGATTACATTGAACAAATTACAGATTACATTAATGATTTGTTAGATGCACAAGAAAAAGGTGATTTAGATTATTCATTATGTATTATGTGGGATTCTGTTGGATCTGTTCCATGTAAGATGACTTACGAAGGTAAAGGTGGTAAACAACACAATGCAAGTGTTTTGGCGGATAAGATTGGAATGGGAATCAACCAAAGAATTTCAGGATCACGTAAAGCTGATTCTAAATATGAAAACACTTTGATTATTGTAAATCAGCCTTGGGTAGAGTTACCTGATAATCCTTTTGGACAACCAAAAATTAAGGCTAAAGGTGGAGAAGCAATTTGGTTAAATTCATCATTGGTATTTTTATTTGGAAATCAAAAAGGTGCTGGAACAACAAAGATCACGGCAACAAAAGATAAAAGAACTGTTAAGTTTGCATCAAGAACAAAAGTGTCTGTTATGAAAAATCACATTAATGGTCTTGGGTTTGAAGATGGAAAAATTATTGTGACACCACATGGATTTTTACCTGGTAAAGAAGCATCCGAAGAAAAGGCATCTATTGAACAATACAAAAAAGATTATGCTGAGTATTGGAAAGAAATTATCGGAGTTGATGGTGACTTTGATT